TATTGCTGAAAGAATACCAGAATACCCAATATTATCTGAAAGATTAAAGAGGGGCGCAATCACGCCTTTAGAATTTGCTGCTTTTATTAAAGAAAGTAACTATACGCCAGCTGCCGCAATCGTATCGTCTAACGCTAATGGTCCAAGATTTCTAAATGAACTAGAAGCGTTTTATAATGGAGACTTTTCTGTTAGTATTCTTGGTGGTTTTTGTTCTTTGATGACAAATATATTTGGTGTAATTAATGCTTTCTTTGATTTGGTTGATACACTTAATGCGCTATACGAAGATGCGTTGAAGTTTATTGAAAAAATTAAAAACATTGAAGACGCGATTAAAGCTGCTTTTGAAAAACTAAAAGTAAAAGCTTTAATTGAAGCAATTAAAAAGAAAATAGTTGATATGATTGAGCAAGCAATCATAAAAGTTTGTATGGCAATCTCTAACTTTAGTGTTGAATCAATTACCGGCCCAATTACTAGCGCAGTCGAATCAAGAATTGTTGTTAAAGTTGAAGAAGAGAAAGCTACAATAGGCGAATTTTGTAATGTGGAAAATATTAGAAGACTTGTAGCAAAAATTAAAAGACTAATTGATTACGCAGTAAGTTTGTTTTCAAATCCTTCATTCGAAGAAATTCAATTTTTAATTGCACGTCTTTGCGCACTAGCAACCGGTCTTGAAGGTTTGTTTAAAGGTCTAAAAGCTCCGCTTAATAATTTTGGCAATAGATATGACGAAGTTTTCAATACCATTAGTAACGCTTCTAACCGCGTAACAGGTGAAGCAATTAGATCTGGCGCTATAAGAATGTCAGAAGAGAGCAAGAGACAACAGATAAATAATGCTAAAGATGTGTGGGAAAAAGCAGGTAATGTAAGGACTCCTACTATCAAGGAATATCGTGATGTTCCTTCATATAAAGACATAGAAAAAGCAAGTAGTAGTACCGGCGTTTTGGTTGGTATAATACCTGATGTTGTATTGCCTACGCCTGTAACATTACCTAATATTCCTAATGGTGTTTCGGTTGGTATAATACCTGATGTTGTATTGCCTATTCCCGGATCATTACCTGGAGTAGTGGCTAATATTCCTTCGCCTACTACAACAGATAGTGCACCATCATTAAAATTTTCAGGATGCTGGGTTTCAGAAATGAATCCACCATCAGAGGGTTGGACAAAGCTAGATATGAACGTAAAAGTTTATCTTGTAAGATTACAAAAAGCTGCACAAAAAGCTGGACTTATATCCGGTCCAATTTATATAAACAGCGGATGGAGAAGCGTACAATATAATGCTAAAGTAGGTGGTGCAAAATCATCTCAACACTTAAACGGGCTTGCAGTAGACATCGTGTGGGATGGATTTGTAGCAAAAAGCGATAAGACTAATCAGTTTGTTGCTCTTGCAAGAAAAGAAGGATTCAGGGGAATCGGATTGTACAATAGTTTTGTGCATCTAGATATAGGCCCAGTAAAACAATGGGATAAAAGGAGTTAAGAATGGTAGCGACCGTATTTACGGGTAAGAGTAAGAAGATTACACTGTATCAAGATTTTAAAAAGAATCTTGAGAAAAGCCCAGTGTCGTCCGATTTAACCGTTCTTAAAGATGAAGACTCTGTAAAAGAATCTATTAAGAATCTTATTCTTACGGACCGTGGTGAAAGGTTAATGCAACCAGATTTAGGCGGCAATATCTCAGGAATGTTATTTGAAAACATTACGCCTGCTACACTTATATTAATACAAAACAACATAAGAACAACAATAGATTTATATGAGCCTAGGGCAGAACTTATTGATGTTATTGCTAGTTCAAATATCGATGACAATGTCGTAAAAGTTGAAATCGCTTTTTATATTACGAATGTACAACAGCCTATTACGCTTGATGTATTCTTAGAGAGGACCCGATAAATGGCTAAATTAAATATTTCAGAACTAGACTTTGAGTCTATTAAAACACAATTTAAAGACTATCTGAAAAGCCAAACACAATTCAAAGATTATAACTTTGAGGGCTCAAACATGAGTGTGTTTTTAGATGTGTTATCGTATAACACGTTTCAAAATAACTTTTACGCAAACATGGCTATCAATGAAATGTTTCTTGATTCGGCTGTGTTAAAAAACTCAGTAATGTCTCATGCTAAAGAATTAAATTACTTACCTCGTTCAAGAAGATCTGCTAGAGCTGTAGTAAATGTGACAATTAGAGATACATCTGCTGTTGGTCAAACAGTAGTTATTCCAGAATATTCAAGCTTTAGTACTTCATTTCAAGGTACTACTTATGACTTTGTAAACTCGGTAGCGTATGTTGCTCGTAAAACTGCTCCTGGAGTTTTTGTTGCAGAAAACATTGAAATCTTTGAAGGTTCGATGCTTGCTTCATTCGAAAGAGAAGGTTATTTTATTGGTGACGACGGAGTTTTACGAGTTATTCTTACTAACGAAAATGCTGACACGGATTCAATCGAGGTATTCGTTGATGCTGAAGCAACAGATAACGATAATGTTTTTATTCGTAAGAACGATATTTTTGGTGTTGGTCCAACCGATAAAGTATTCTATGTAGAACCATATTATGATGGGCGCTACACGGTTTATTTTGGTAACAACGTATTTGGTTTACAACCTCAAGCATTTGAAGATATTCGTGTAAGATATAGAATTACTTCTGGTGCTGAACCAAATGGAGCATTCGCTTTTTCATTAGGTTCAGAATCGCCATCTGCTACTATATCTGTAGAAACTATTCAAGCAGCTGCTGGTGGCGGAGACAGAGAATCATTAGAAAGCATTAGATATTTTGCTCCTAAATCTTTACAAATTCAAGAACGAGCTGTTACTACTAAAGACTACGAAATTCTATTGAAGCAAAAGTTTCCAGAAATCGATTCTATTTCTGCGTATGGTGGAGAAAAATTAGATCCACCGCAATTTGGTAAAGTTGCTATTTCAGTTTACCTTGGCGAAGGTCGTGAAGGCTTATCATCAACATTATCTAGCGCATATATTGCATATTTAAAAGATAAGAGTCCTCTTGGTATTGAACCAATCTTTATTGATTCAGAGTTTATTTACGGTTGCGTAAACGTAGATGTTTATTTCAACCCAAAAATAACCAAGAAATCTGCGGGACAAATTGAAACAGAAGTAAGAACTGCAATTGCCAATTATAATACAACTTACTTAGATGACTTTAATACTACATTAAGATTATCTAAGTTATCATCTAATATTGATGCTGCTGATATGGCAATTGAAAGTAATGAAATCAGTGTGTGTCCTTATATTGTGTATTCACCCGCTCTAAATATTTCTGCCAGTCCGTCATTTAAATTCTTCGCAAAATTAACTAAGCCGTATCCGTTTAAAGATTCAAACGGATTTGCTGATTATAAACCTGCAGTTAGAAGTAGCGTATTTCAATACAACAATGTTGAGTCTTATTTTCAAGACGACGGTATAGGCAACATTCAAATCGTAACTTCAGACTTAGTTAACCCTCAGATTGTAAAACCTGTAGCCGGTAATATAAATTATGAAACCGGTGAAATCAATCTTGTTGGTTTTAAAACTGAAGGATATGTAGGATCAGGTATTAAAATTATGGTAACTACAGAAAAAGACGATATTACTTCTCCTGCAGGTAGAATCTTTCTTATTGATGACGAAGACGTAACGGTTAATTTATTTGAGGTTAAATAATGGCCGATAATCAAGTTATCCTCGTTGAAAAAGATATTGCGTTTAAAATAGCGCAGCAGTTTCCTGCCTATTACAGACAAGAAGGTGCCGAGCTTGTTAGTATGGTAGAGCATTACTACAAATTTGTAGAGTCTCAACCTAACATGGGTGTTTATAATACTCGTAGGCTGTTTGAATATCGCGACGTTGGTACTACTCTTGCTGAAATGTTAATTTATTTCAAAAAGAAGTTTATGGCAGACTTGCCAGCACTTGACGATGATACCGTTGTTAGATTTGTTATTAAAAACATTATGGATTTGTACCGTCGTAAAGGTACAGAATCTGGTTTGATTTTATTCTTTAGAATGTTTTATCAAGAAGACATTAAGGTTAACTATCCAGCAAAATACATGTTTAAGCCTTCTGATTCTAATTGGAAGACCGGCACATATCTTCAAATGTTTCCGAATAACAATGAGTTTTATTCTTCTGGCACAACACCGATTCTTTATGAATACAAAGATTTATTAAGTAGAAATATTTACGGGTCTATTTCTAAAGCAAAAGCAATTGTAGATAAAATCAATTTTGTTTATTTAAATGGTACACTTACACCTATCATTTATATTACAGATCCAAAAGGCAAGTTCATAAAATACGATGATATTCTTACTCGTATTAATGGAGAAGACGTAGCTTTTGGAAGACTAAATGGTTCTGCCGATTCTTTAACAATAGATTTAAATTGGGGTGGTACTACTGGAAATAACATAGGCGATATTTTTAGTCTTGAAAGTGTATATGGAAAAGGCGGAACCGCTATTGTTACCGATTTGCAAGACGAATTTACTGGTACTGTAAGATATACAATTGAAGACGGCGGTTTTGGTTATACGATACCAAACACTAAGATTTTAGTATCAAATCAAGTAATTATTCTCGATAATTCAGAATTTAGATTTAGAGAATTAGAAGTACTGCAAGATACTGCTGGAAATCAAGGCACCGTAATTGGCCAAAACTCTGTTGCAGTTGGTGTAATGATGGAACCTGGCGATTCGTTTAGTATTAGTAGACCTATTTCTACAGTAGATCGAGGAGCTGGAAATTTTACTATTACGGCTTTTAATCCTAATACTCAAACTGGCGATATTTTTACAATATCAGTAAAGAACAGTACTTCACCTGGCGCGTTATATGCAAACACGGGTGTTATTACTGATGCCCGAGTTGAAGAATTAACCAACGTTGAAAACGTTACTTTAATTACAGATTTAATTAGCAACTTTTTAAACGTTCCGTTAAATTCTTCTAATTTTAACACAACACCTCCGGCTTTAATACCGATGTCAGGTTCAGCAAATCCGGTTACACTCGCCACTCGACTAGAAGATGCGTTTGACTTAACGCCGTTTGATATTGGTACTATTAAATCTTTCATTAATATAAACCCAGGATCTGGTTATACAAACGATACGTTTACTCTAATAAGAGATGAGCAAATGCTTGCGTTTGAAAGATTTGAACAAGTTATTCTTGTTGATAATTATAGTGCTTCTTTTTCAGTTGGAGACACTATTAATCAGCCACTAACCGGAACTACCGGTTTAATTACAAGAATTGATAACGATTTACAAGCTTTGTATGTAAGACCTTATAGTTACTATGGCTTTAAAACAGGCGATGACGATTACTTTAATCACAAAGGAAATGCATACGACATTCTTGCAGTTGAAAGAGATTATTCTTCTAAAAGATTTGGCGAAAGCGCAATAGTTAGAAGTGAAACGTTATTTTCACAAGGTAGAATTTCAGCCGCAGAAATTAGAAATTCAGGCTTTGGATATGTAGATCAAGAAGAAGTATATCTAGTTGATGAAGATGGAACAAGACATGCTAAAGCTATCTTAAGAGCAAATTCGCAAGGTATTACTGCTGGATTCTGGGCTAGCCAAAACTCGCATCTTAATGGTTATGTAAAAACATTAGAAGCAGATGGTGTTGATGAATACTACGACAGTAAAATGAGAATACAAGATAGCGATTACTATCAAGAGTATGCTTATGAAATTAAATCTACTGTAGATATCAAACGTTATGAAAAAGTTTTGACAGATACTATGCATTTAGCTGGAACTAAAATGTTTGGTAATTTTGCTTACCAAGCAAAAACAGGTCCAGTAATAACTGCTAAGTTTCAAGTTATTAGAAAAGATGATTATATTGTAGGTGGCGCTGATATAGTTGGGCCGAACCAAGACATTGGAAACCAAACTGTATCAGCAGACAATTTTGTTAGAACAGTAGACTCTAC